CATTGTGTCCGAGCAGTACCCGGTCAGTATTTCGTAGGTGATTACCTGTGGTGTTGTCATGTTATGGGCCTCCAATCCCATGTATTTGACCTTAGCGAGCTTTTCGGGGCTTGTGGGGGATTCTCAGGCGTTCAACCTTTTTGACCATGCCCATGGGGATGAGCAGCACGTTGTCCACCTGCTCGTCGTCGGCACAGCTCTGAATCAATACCAGGTGCCTTGAGCGTTTGCGTTTGAGCCAGTATCCGACCGAATACACCACGCAAGGCTCATCCTTGATGTCGTCTAAGTCGCGCCATTCGTTGTTGCCCAGCGTGTAGGCGTCGTGCCAGGTGACTCGCACGAGGGGGTAGGCGTCTAGTCGAGCCATACGACGTATTCTGCCGCCACGCGGCCCTTGGCTGGATCAATGAAATGTAGGCGTTGGCTGGGTTTGCCTGTCGCAGCCACGAATTCTCGTGCGTATTCATTGTGCGACTCTGGCGAGCCGGTCACGAAGATGCGATTACCGTTGCCCATGGTCAGGCTCATGGGCGTGTGCCAATGCCCCATGTAGCAGTCGGTGAACTCCTCAATGACGCCACCAGCCCAAGCGTTGACTTTACGCAAGATGCCGAATGCTGGTGTGTTGCCGCCGAAGCTCTTGATTTCATCGCCGTGCACCAATAGCGCCTTGTAGTTGCCGATGCGCGCAATCTGATACCAGTCGCCCGAGCTCTGCCACGAGGCGGTCAGCCCTTTGCATTTGTCTCGTGCAATCTCGTAGGCGATGCGGTCGATGTTGTCGCCACCGGGCATTTCGCCCTTGCGACCGAGCCTGCCGTGGTTGCCGTATTCGCATACCACGTGCACCTTCTCAAAGTGCTGTGCCAGCGTCGTAATCGACTGCGTAATGATCTGCGACACCGTGAACAGCTGCTCGTACAGGTGTGCGTGCACCTCGTACACCTGCCCTGGGAAGATGCCCAAGCCCTCGACCATGTCGCCTCCGAGCAGCACGTAGATTTCTCTGACCGGGTGATGCTTGCGCTGAATGTCCGTGATGTGGATGGTCTTATCGATGAACTGCCCAATGCGTTGGGCGCACGTGGTCGGGCCATAGCTCACAGTTTGTTTGCCGTACTGCCAATCGGTCAAATGCACCAGGGCGACCTCTGGCTTGCCTGTGCGTTTGTCTTTGGTTATCGGCTTGATTCGTACCGGCTCGACCGCCAAGGCCGCATCCTTGGCGGCCTGATAAACCGCGCTAATCAGCTCATCCTTGGCGAATTTGGCTTTGACCAACGCCTGCTGCGTGCGCGCCAACGCCTGACGCAGCTGATCGGCAGATTGCAGTTGATTGACCTCGTCACGCAGCATGGCGCTCGCGGTATCTGTGCACCGTGTTTTGCGTTACTGCTTTAGGCGCACCGTGCTTCAAACACAGTTGGGCGAGTGATCGAAGGCTGTAGCTGTAATCCATCAGCACCTCGTGCCATTCATCAGCGTTGGGTTGGGCTTTGACCCACTCAATCAACGTCTGCAATTTCTCCGTTTTTGGTTCCAATTCGTCGCGTAACGCCATTGCTGTGATCCTCCAAGTGGTTGTCAATCTTGCGTTCCACCCTAGTAAGAATCCGACGCACGTATGCGTGATCCGAGCTGTTTTCTTTGCGTGCACGCTCAATCAGCCAGGCCGGTAGCCCGGCTGCGATGATGATGGCGATTGCGCTAATCAGCGCTACGTAAATCTCTGTTGGCATGCGAGTCAATCCATTCTTGAACTGCTGCCGGTATTGATTCTGCCATGAAATACCTGATGTGCCATGGCTCGGATTGCATCTCCCAGGTGAAGCCGTATTTGTCGCAGTTGTCGCGCATCCATTGCAGGCGCAAGCCGTTGGCGTCGCTGACATCGACCGCCAGCCCGAGGTTGTGGAAGCTGCGACCAGGCACAGCCATCGGGGCTAGCCCTGGCTTCAAGTAATACTTCTGCCCTTTGTAGGTGCGTATTGACTTGCTGTTTTCAATCGGTGCCGTTGTGTACCGCGCTAAGAATCCGCGCTCCTGTATCTTGAGGCTTCGATAGGTGTCTGCAACGCTGGTCGGTTTGAGCGGTCTGATTCCGTCGCGGTGCGCGGCCTTACGCATTGCTTCCCATGCCTGGGCAGCCAAGGGATGCAGCCTGCCGTAAGGCCTGATTGGTGTGAGCAGGTAGTCGGGCAGTTTGCCCCACTCGATGTTGCGTAGGTCAGCTGGCATCCGTACCGGCTTGACTACGAGTTTCACTTGCGACCGTACCTATGGTCTTTCGTGTTTGCCCAGGCGTAGATCAGCGGCAGCACGGCTGCGAGCCCCGCTTTTAGCGCGCTTTCGATGTCGTATCCGCTTGTGATAAGCACGGCGACGCTTCCAGCGACGAAACTTTTGGCCCAGTCTTCGAGGATGTATTGCCATTTCATTTGTCAGGCTCCGAGCAATGCCGCTACTTCGTCGTCAGTCAAGCCCAGCGCGGCGAGTTTGGTGCGTGCGGATGCGAGCGCAGCGGCCTTGGCGTCAATGATTGCAATGACGGATTCGCTATCGCGTTGCACCTGTTTGTAGTTTGCAACTTCGTCTTGCGTCATGTCGCGTACTTCGTCACCGATCTGGATTTTCATGGCACTCCTAACTGTTTGACAGTCCGTACACGCGATACAGGCCGGTCGATGCGTTGCTGAACGTAAATGTCAAACCCGTGTGAGCCTGGGCAACGTTGTAAAAACCGCCAAAATGCAATCCGCCAATCGACGCGCCGGTGGTTGGGTCGGCGGTAGCGGTACCCCAAAACTTGGTTTTTTTAGTGGCACTAGCCGGGTTGGCAACCCAAATGTTCCACGCCGTGCGGTTTTCGGTAGATTGCGTGCCTTGCAACGGGAATGACGTTTGGGCGTTGGTACCTATGTTTGTTTCGGTGCCGCTAAAAATGGTAATTGAACTACCACCCAAATAGTCAGAGGTTGATTTTGCGCCGCTATTGTCGCGTACTTGCAATGCCAACGTAGCAAACGTAGCGTCCGCGCCCGCGTCCAACATCACCAAATAATAATCGTACGTTGACGTGAACGTATCGTTGGCAAACGCAACCGTGGTTTGAGCGCTAAACGCCGCGCCGGTCAAATACACAAACGCGCCCGCCGTTGCGGGGCCAACCGTAGCCCATGCTGCGCCGTCGTAATACTGCACCACGTTGGTGGACTCGAGATAGCACAGCTGCCCCTCAGCGAGCGTCTTTTCGCCTGTGCCACCAAACGCTGCGTCACGCTCAACCGTGCCCGCAAATACCGGTACGCCGGTCCGCGCCGACTGATTTTGTTGATCGGCGGTCAATACCTGCCCAGCGGTAAATGTTGGAACGGTTGTCTGCGCGTTGGCACCCATGGTTACATCATCCTAATACGTTGGTTGAGTCCATTTGACCGTAGGTTGCATCGTCAAGAATCAGCTCGTAAACGATGGTGGTCGGGCTGGTGTAGAACGTGATGCGATGCCCGGCATCCACAGTGATGCTGCCGCTGATGCCCTCAATAGCCAGCTCCTCACCAATTTGCGAGCCCAGCCCTGGGATGTCTTTTTCAATGCTGATCGTGTCGCCTATGTCGATGGTTGCCACGCTGTCGCGTTGCAGGCTCGTCAGGCGGCTGAACGTGGTGCTGAGGGCCGTGTAACGCGGCTCGGGTTCAGGCTCGAGCAGGTAGGCCGCCAGGGCGTCAATTTGGCCTTGCACGTGCAGCAGGCTGTTTGTGATCGACTGTGATTGCGTGAAGTATTTGGCGATGCTTCCTGCGTCACTATCGGTCGCCTCTTTGCCATCAAGCCCTTTGACGTAGGCGCGGTTGACTACGTTGTCGGCGTCAAACTCAACCTGCAGCGATTCGTAGTCGGCTCCAGTGCCATCATCCTTAAAACTGATAATTGGGGCGCTGAGCGTGTTGCCGATACGCGGCTGGAACACGAGCTCGCCATCGGCTGCGATGAACAGGCGGCCCTGCTCCGCTTGGTTGATTTGCTGCAGATAGCTGAGCGTGTTAGTGCCTTGCTCCACGGTGTATGACGAATCGTGCCCCAGATCGACTGTGCCTGTATCGATGTCGGTCGCACCGGTGTAATCCACCTCGGGCAATGCAAGCACGCTGGTGATGCGTTGACCTGAGGTTTGTGCCGTGACGTTGTATTCATCAAGCTGTGTTTGTGCGAGCTTGTAGAACTCGTCGGCGCATTGCACGTTGACGGTGTTTGGGCCAGCCAAGGCAAAGTCGTATGAGTAGCCGGTGACGTAGCCAGTGAACAGATTTGTGGTGTCGCGTAGCAGTCTGACCTGCCGCATCGGCGCCAGCCCAGGCTGATTGTTGGCTGGGTCGTAGTAGGGGCTGCTTGAGTCATAGGGGCCGAGGATGCCGGTTTGATCGAGCATGGTAAAGCTCATCGTGCCTGCACCGAATTGGTCATCGGTCTTTTCGCGCCCGCGTTTGTAGTCGATGCTGGTCACATACTCGGTGATGTCGGCAAACTGTGTTGTACCGTCAAGCACATAACTGGTGTTGTTCAGCACGCCTTTGGTTGCGTCATCAAGCACGAATGCGTCAACTTGGAACCCTGTGTCGAGCTCCAGCGTGTACGTGCCTGATTGGACTACCTGCTCGGGCATTACGCCACCGACACCTGAATCGGGCCGCTGCGACGGTTGTATTGCTTCAGCGCGTTCACGATGATGTCACCGAGGCGTGCATCGGCGACGGTCGAGTTGATGTTGATCGTGACGTTGCCCATCTGCCCCATCTTTGACAGCGGCACGACCGCCTCTGGGCCTGCCTCACCAATCATCGCCAAGGTCGGCCCGGTCACGATGCCGCCATCTGCCAGCATCGGGATTTGCGGCACTTTGAAACCTTTGCCGCCGAGCCCTGGCACCCAGTCGGGCACCGAGAATGACAGCTTGCCTACGGTGCTATTCCACAGCTTTGCGATGCCGTTGAAAATGCTCTTGTAGAACCCAAGCACGGTGTTGAGGTAGCCCTTAATGAAGTCAACCGAGCCCTCAATAGCGGTCTTGATGAAACTGAACATTGCGTCAATGGCGTTGCGGAACGTCTCAGATTTCTTGTACGCAATAACCAGTGCAGCGACAAGGGCTGCAATCGCGATTACGACCAAGCCGATTGGGTTAGCTGCCATCACAAAGTTGAGCGCCGCTTGGGCGACCTTGACGACTACGAGCGTGGCTTGATACACCTTCATTGCCGCGTTGATGGCGAGGATTGCACCGGCGAGGCCGCCGACCACGCCCATAAGAATCAGCACTATGTCGGTGTTTTCTTGCATCCACGTAGCGACAGGTATCAGTTTCTCGACTAGCGCGGTCAGCACTGGCAGGAACGCGGCACCAATCGATTCCTGTGCTTCACCGAATTGAATTTGCAGGTTTTTCATTTTGCCTGCCTGCGTTTCGGCAGCTTGACTTGCAGCGCCTGTGTGCACCTCGAGCGCCTGCATCACCTCATCGAATTCTGCGCCACCTTTGATCATCTGCCTGACGTATGGGTCAAGGTTGCCGAGCGCTTTCATGTTGCCGTTGGCAGCCTTTGCCATTGCATCGGTGACGGTTGCAAGGTCGGTGCCTGTTGAGACTGCGATGTCTTGGGCTTTGACGAGCAGTTCTTGGGCGTAGTTGGCTTCACCGACGGCATTGACCAGCGTTGCCATAGCCGGGCGTAGCTCATCGTCGGTCGTAGCGGTCAGCCTTGACTGTGCGCTGATGAATTCCTCGGTCTTGGCAATCTGTTCATCGGTTGCCATACCGGCGCGACGCATCACGCCTGCCAGGTGATCCTGTGCGGCTGCATCCTCCATCGCGGCCTTGGCAGACACACCGATGATGCCAGCCAGGGCACCGATGGCAGCGGTTGCCGGTACGGCAGCCTTGGTCAGTGCGAACTTGGCTTTGGCGCCAGCGCCCTCGAGTTGTTTGAACTCCTCGATTGCCGACTTGATGCCTTTGCCATCGAACTCTGAAATGATTGGGATTGTTACAGCCATTAGCCCACCAGCCTACGATTCGCTTCGTCGGTGATTTTCTCAACCAATCGCGCCAGATTTTCGTTGACCTGATCGGCGTGCCGTTCATACGTAGGCCACATCAAACGCGACGGTCGGCCCGCCAGTTGGTCAAGCGCAGCAGCCAGGCGGCTGGGTGATGCCTTGCCTGCCATGTCAAAAATCGTGCCTGCCGGGCTTTTCATCGTGACACTAAACACCGCCAAGCTGTTGCCTCGCTTGCGGTTGCTAAATCGCGCAATAATTGATTTCTGTACCGCCGATTTATCCCACGGCATGATCTTGCCGCCCTTCCAATTGCGCGCAAAACCGCTCAACGGCAGCTCACGAACTTGTGGTTTGGCGGCATCAACTATCGGCTTGACGATCTGTTTGAACTCGGCCTTGATTGCCTTCGCGGTGTCGGGCTCAAGTTTCTGCAGGCTGCGCAACGTCTCTTTGACGCCCACGATTGTGACGGTGCTATCGACTGCCATGTCGGTTTGCTTTCTCTGACAGGAACTGCACGGTGCGTAAATCCTCGAATTCGAATGGTACGTCTGGCGGCCAGAATCCGGTGGCGAGCAGCAGGTCTGCTAGCTGGCGCCGGTAACTGCCGCTTCCGTAGGGTTTACCTGTATCGGCTGCACCTCAATCAGCTCATCCAACGCATCCTCGAACTCTGCCCAACTGCGATTCTCTTTGCCCAGCTTGGTCAGTTTGTACCAAAAAAGCCAGCCGTAATCATCGAGGCGTTCGCGTGTCACGAGGTTCTTGCTGCTCGTGCCGTGCGCAGTCTCCCACGCACAGACGGTGCCAAGATTCGTCGTGACAGTCTCTGTCACGATTTGCCCCGATGGCTGTGCATACGCCATCGTGATCTTTAGTTTCATGGCGTCGTGTCTTCGACGAGCGTGCCACCACTGAACGTGAGCTCAACTTCTTGCAGCTCGCCGACCGAGGCGTTAACCACGTCGCATGACTCAAGGTATGCGCCGGTGACCTGGTATTCAACGTTGCTTGCGCTGATTGCGCCGGTGCTGCGACGTGCTGCGACGTAGCAGCGCGTGCCCACGAGGGCAGCGAACGCATTGACAGCCGTGTCATTGGCGAGCAGGGTTGCGGTGACTTCCACGTTGGTCAATCCGCCGACCATCTGGCGGCCTGTGTCGCCCATCGATGACTGATCAAGCGCCTCGCGGCTCTTTACGACGCTGACGCTGATCACCTGGTCGGTGTACGCGGTGCCCGGCGACGTTGCGCCGACTGCGAATAGTGCTGGGCCGAGAATCGTGGTTGCAACTGCCATGTGACGTGACTCCTTGAAGTGGAGGCTCGCTGCAAGCCAATCCGCAGTCTAGTAGCCCTAGGGGCTTACTTTGGTGCGTATGGTGAGCTCGTAGGCGCTGTAATCCATGCCGCCATAACTGACCGTTGTTGGGCGTGCCGCTGTCAGCCCAATTTTGGCTTCGCGCACCAGGTCGGCTGTGTCGAGCAGCGTGTCCATCGTTCGGTTGTCTCCGATGCCCGGTGCAATAATTACGATGCGAAATTCCATGTCTGCGTTGACGTTGGTGTTCAACGAAATGGTCGGTGCCTCGACCAGGGCGCACGGTGGGTTGAGTGTGCGCGGATCATCAAACACTTTTAGCCCTGTGATGGCCTGCAGCGTGCTTACGAGCTGGTCGTAGCCAGTTTTGAACAGCTGGTCGGGCATCAGGCGACCTGCGGTTTATTCACACCGAGCAGGCGCATGATTTGACCAAAATTGCCTGCCACCGGGCCGCCGACAGCCAGCGGATCAAACGACGCTAAGCCCTCGACACTGCCCTTCTCGCGGTACAGCACAGCTGCGTACATCGTGGTGCCCAGCTTGACATCGAGCCCCGGCACGGTGCTCGGTGAATCCCAATAGCCCGATTCCTGACGCCTACGGAATGCGAATGCGTTGGCTGCACCGACCGCCATGACCATGATGTCGTAATCGGCGCTGGGGCTCGTAAACGTGTACCCGAGGTAATCCTCAAGGTCGCCCTGGGCAATCCACGTGCACGTAACCGAGTACGTGAGGCTGCCTGACGCAGCTGCACGCTCTTGGTTGTCTGCCGTGAGCGCAAATTGAATTTGATTGGGGATGATGCGCGCCGTGTCGTAGGTGTAGTCACCTTGCTCGGTCACGCCGGTGAAGTAATACTCGGGCAACGCTCGAATGACGTGCGTGCCGTTGAAACCAGTCAGCCCGGTAATCGTGACAGATTGCCCAACCTCAAATTCGGGTTGTTGCAAGACCTGTACCGTGGCGACGTTATCCAGTACCTGGGAGTGGGTAATGGTGTACGTCGCCACGGCGTAGTCGCTTGGAGGAGGCGAACTAGGTGTTAGGCGATTTCAACGAACTTGCTGGCGTCGAGCATCAAGGTTGCGAGGTATCCGCGGAACTTGATGATGCGTGACAGCGAGCCATCGGTTGCTTCGACCTGGACTGCGCCCTTTTGCTGTTCGTAGATCTCGAATCCGTCTGCCGCGCCGATTGCGAGGAAGTCGCTTTCGTACGGGCACACGACGACCGAGAGGCCGAAGGCGTTGGCGTTGAGCGTGCCAGGTGAGACGTTGCCGAATGCGTTCATCGGGCCGACCTGTGGGAACAGTGGGCGATCAGCGGTGTCGCTGAGCTGACCCAATGCACCCCAGAACGATGGCGACACGAACATGTGCGTCGGCAGGTGCGTGCTGGCGTTGAGGATGGTTTGCGACGCGCCGTAGATCCACTCGGCCCACAATGCCGGGTCGGTGGTGTCGAATGCGGCGCGAGTCGTGGTGATGCCAGCCTTGAGTGCAGCTTCGACTGCATCCTCGGTCTGCTTGCCGTACTCGCGTGCCATGTCGTCAATGAGCGCGCTCAAGACCTGCGGTTCGCTCCAGTCGATGTCCTCTTCGGACAGCTTGACGTAGCCACCGTAGACAGACTTGGTGACGTTTTCCTTAGCGACAACGAACGTGCCTGCATCAAGCGGCTGGTTTTCGCCGTTGCTGGCACCGATCGTGGTGTGCGTCGTGACCTTCGGGCGCGAAAACACTTTGCCGCCACCCGGCATTGCGCGAGCACCGATTGCGTCGATGACTGGGCGACGACCAATCAGGTTGTTGTAGACCGGGCCGAGAATCGGCGTCGGCAACAGACCAGGAGTGTCGGTCGTGACGACATCGGGCGCTGCGGCCTTCAGATTGGCGAGGAATTCTGCCGCGACTGCGCCACCCTGGCACAGTTTGCTGATGTATTCGCCTGCGGTCGGCATGACGAACTCTTTCTTGGCTGCAGCCCACACTGGTGCGGCTGGTGCAGCGGCTGGAACTTCAGCGACTGCTGCGGCGGTTTCAATCTTGTCGGTCATTGGTTGTAGCTCCTCTGTCGGTTTTGCTTCGGTC